GTCTGAAAACCTCGTTATTACTGAAGAGACTGTCATTGGTGATTTGAATAATCCTTTGAAGAAGGACCCCCAGTTCGTGCTCGCAGTGCATGAGCAACAGATCAATAAGATGGCAGATGTAATCCAAGAGATTGCCGAGCGCCTCGTAAGTCTTGAAGCAAAACTGATTGAAGTAGAAAACCTCATGAGGTTCCCTGACGGCGAGCATCCCCTTGATAAGTATCCTGAAGTATCTGGGAGACTGAACGTTGGATCCTAGAAATTACTACGAAGAGATACTGAATAACTTTGACGCCTTCTGCGACCAGTTTGAGGGAGCAGCAGCAAAAAGATTTGCAGGACTAGACAATGACTCAAGACAACCAATTGACAATGCAACAGTTCAACGAGCAACTCCAAGAGCTGCTAAAGAAGTTGACGACGGTGGAGAAGAGGGTATCCAACTTAGAGAACCCCCAATTGATGTACAAGCCGCCCCAGTCCCAGAACTACCAGACATTATCGGAGACGCTTGACGATCTACATACAGAGGTAAGGATTCTGAAAGGACTAAGAGATGCCGAATGTAGCGAGGGAGGGTGATACAGTAAACACTGGACATGGTTGTGATACCGTCGTAGAGATCCTGGAAGGGGACTCTACAGTGCTCGTGGAGGGGAAACCCGTAGCAGTGCAGTCCAGTCCCTTAGAACCCCACACAATCACGAATCCAGCGGTTCCACCAATACCACCCTGCATTGATCACCCAGGACAGATTGTCAATGCAGGATCTGGTACAGTTATTGTAGGTGGTAAAGGTATTGCCAGGGTGGGCGACAGTGCAGATCTTGGCAGCATTGCTACAGGATCTAGTACAGTCATTGCAGGATAATCAATCCTGTGTTATAGTAATTAAGTAATTCATTCAAGATTATGGCACGAAGCAAAGTTGGACTTTCTGGCGGACTTATGATTGAGTCCAAACCCAAGAAGACTCGTCAAGGATCGGGGCAGCATACAAAATACGCTGCCACTTCTCGGAATGGTAAGAAGAAGCGTTATCGCGGACAAGGTAGGTGATGACCGTAGCGCCGAAACTCCGAGGGATATAAATGAATTTAATATGTAACATACCTGCACAGAAGGTATGGGTAAGAAAAGAATATCTCCGCGATCATCAAGATGGGCACGGAGAGTTTGTAGAAGGTATTTGGGTATCTGCTAAAAGTATACCTGGACGTGCTTTTTACTTTGAGACGTACTTGCCTGAATACGGAGCAATGTATGATAAGTTACCCATTAGTGCGTTTGTACGATCCCCCAAAACCCCAGTCATAGACATGGATTTGGCGAATCTACAATTCTGGAATTGCATGGACTATGGAGTCATGGCAATCAACAAAGGATTCATTGCTCAGATGGAAGTAGAGATCTTTACTCGTGACCATGGGTTACAGAAAGGGAAATACTTGTTTACACTAGACAATTACCATGCAAATCCTGATGTGATAGATAATAATGTGAGCGAAACTCCACAGGAGCATAAGTCGCATAATTGCATTGCATTGAACAATGGTCAATACGCTTTGTATCCTAATAATAGGATGCGACTGTATGACCTCTCCTTGACTCCAGAACAACCTACATTCCCTGACTTTAAAGTATCTACCATAGAATACGAAGTTGAGGGTGGAACCGACTGGGGACGCCTTGGAGACACTGATGATTATTTTTGGGAAACTAATGCTGAACGAAAACTACGGACGGAGAACTCAGATGGGTAATTCACGAGTTGATAAAAGTCAACAATTCGTTGATGAGGGCATGACTCTCATTACGGAAACTGATAGTGACAAGTATCTGAATATGGCGGCAAAGCGCAACCGTAACAAGAAAAAAGAAGAACTGTACCCAATGCCTGAAGAATGAACAATAGAATGGTTGAAGTATCTAAACTTGACTTGTACCCCACTAGACTTATGGGGTTTAGATACAATCAATATAAAAAAATGAATATGAAGATTGTCAAATATCTTCTTAAAAAACGAGATGAAGAACCTGACAATAAACCTTATTCAATTGGTGGTGATGGATGGCATTCTAATTACAACTTAACTGACTTAGACTATGATTGGTCTAGGGAGTTAAAAGAAATGATTCTTCAGGTAGTTGCCGATTACTCTCATGAACCGTGTGAAATTTTGCCTAATTTTAAATTAGAAACTTGGGCAATGATTATTCCTTCTGGGGCGTACTCTAATTTACATAGTCATCCTGGTTGGTACATGAGCGGTGTGTATTATGTTAAAGTTCCTGAAGAACTAGAAAAGACTGCTCTGGAGAGTGGACATGGAAGTATTTCATTCCCTGATACTAGAGCAGGTGCTTGCGGAACGATGCATGAAGCAGCTACTTTCAAAGTTGCTCCTAGAGAAGGTGAAGGTGCTGTATTCCCAAGTTGGATGCCTCACTACGTTACTCCGTATCAAGGAAGTCCTAATGATTTACGCATAAGTATTTCGTGGAATATCATCTTTGATAGTAGGATGAACGGTGGAGACGTTATAGCTGGGGAAAAGACACTAAATAACTAGTGACTCCGTATACTCTTAATGGCAACGTCTAATCTCTCGTTTAGAGATGTCAATATTACCTTTAAGAAGCATCCTGTTACTGACGACGTAGTTGTTAGTAAGGACAATGCTGCTATTAAGCAAGCTATTGTCAATTTGATTCTCACCAATAAAGGTGAGCGTTTATTTAATCCAGATTACGGTTCAGACATTAGATCCTACTTGTTTGAACCGTTGGATTATGCAATTGCTGGTATCATTAAAAAGAACATGCAATTGTCCCTAGCAAAGTATGAACCTAGAATTAGAGTAACATCTATTGCATGTGTACCTAATTTTGAAGACAATGGGTTAGACGTTGAATTAACTTATGAAATAAGAGGAACCGATGTCCCCCCTGTTCAAATAGAGTTCTTCCTGTCTAGGACGAGATAATGCCATATACCCAATTAAACAATCTAGACTTCTCTGAAATCAAGACTGCTCTCAAAGAATATATGAGAGCACAGTCAGATTTCACTGACTATGACTTTGAAGCATCTGCCTTAAGTCAGTTGTTGGATGTATTGGCGTATAACACCTACTACACGGCGTTCAACGCTAACATGGTAGTCAATGAGATGTTCCTTGACTCTGCTACCCTCAGAGACAATGTAGTAGCGTTAGCGAAGCAATTAGGGTACACTCCTAGGTCAATAACATCCCCTAGAACAGACATTGGATTTAAAGTTAACTTTCCAGTTACAGCACCTGCTTCGGTAGAATTAAAAAGAGGAACAGGATTTGTAACAAATTACGACGGAACACTTTATCGTTATGTTTCATTAAAGTCTGTCAAAGCTCCTGTTGTTAACGGTGTAGCAACTTTTTCTGATGTTGCGTTACACGAAGGATCTTATGTCGTAAGTAACTATACTTTTGATGGAACATTAAAAGATCAAAAATTTAAGATTCAGAATTCATCGGCAGATTTGTCTTCTCTAATTGTTAGAGTTTACGAGTCTGCCAATTCTAGTGTATATGATGAATATACAAGATCTGATAATCTTCTTTCAGTAGGAGCAGATGATAAAGTATTCTTCATCAGTGAAGTGGACGATGAGCAATATGAATTGTTCTTCGGTGATGGAGTTTTAGGTAAGAAGTTATCTGATGGTAATGTAATTGAAGTAAGTTATATCCTTACTAAAGGTCCACTGTCTAATGGCGCTAAATCATTCACCTTTAGTGGTGTATTGTTAGACGAGAATCAATTAAAGGTAACTGTACCATTTTCTGTAAATACTATTACAGTTGATTCTCCTTCACAAGGTGGATCTGAAATTGAAAGTATTGATACAATTAAATATAATGCACCTAAGTCATATGGTGCTCAGAATAGAGCAGTAACATCAAATGACTATGCTGCTATCGTAAGAAACTTATATCCTGCAATTGCAGATATTATTGTATTTGGTGGGGAAGATCAAGTTCCTCCTGAGTATGGTAAAGTATTTCTTGCAGTAAAACCATCTCAGGCAAATGCACTGTCTTCAGCAACTAAAAAAGATTTAACTGACAGATTAAAGCAATATACTGTTGCTTCAGTAAAACCTGTATTTGTAGATCCATCTCTTTTGTTTATTGAGATTGATAGTAAAATTTATTTTGATGGTTCTAAGACAAATATGTTGCCTGCAGAGGTTGCAGCAAAAGTTTCAACAGGAGTTAGTGAATACCTTGAGACTTCAGGTACTGAAAAGTTTAATGGTAAATTTAGATACAGTAAATTCATTGGTGTAATTGATGGTTCTGATCGTGCTGTCAATTCAAATATTACCGAAGTTACTCTAAGAAAAGATTTTTACGCTCAGATTAACGCATCTGCTTATTACGAGATTTGTTATCAGAATGAGTTCTTGAAAGATTGTGATGGTCCTGTAGTAACATCTACTGGTATGACTGTTTTTGAACATCCAAACCACACCTCCTATCTGGAAGATAGGGATGGCAAAATCGTCCTATATAGACTAGATTCGCTAACTGGAGATAAAATTCTCCTGAACGATTCTGTTGGAGATATTGATTATAAACACGGTGAAATTAAATTATACGACTTCACAATTTTGAAAGGAACATTTTCAGACAATCGTATTGAACTGAGAGTAAAACCTGCTAGTAATGATGTTGAGGTTAAGCGTGAAGTATATCTAGATGTAGATATCTCAAAGAGTACATTTGTAGCATACAAAGAGTAGTAGATGTTGAAAACTGCTAATAAAATCTCATATCTAGTTGAGTCTCAGCTACCCGACTTCATCAATGAAGAGTACGAACTTTTTGGCAAGTTTGTAAAAAAATACTATGAGCAATTAGAATTACAAGGTCAACCCCTTGACATTATTACGAACCTTGAAACGTATCGTGATATTGATTTTTATGAGACAAATATTCTTAAGCAGTCAACTACTCTCTCTGGATCTTTAGGACAATCAGATACAACTATTACAGTTGCTGATGCAACATCATTTCCTAAGAATGGTGGTTACATTAAAATTGATGATGAAATTTGCTTCTATGCAGAAAGAACTGATACACAGTTTTTAGAAGTTAGTCGTGGTGTCAGTGGAAATACCACTATTGGTGATCTTTATACAAAAAGCACTTTTGTAACTACACAGGCTGATCCTCATGTCAATGGATCAACTGTACAGAACATCAGTAATTTATTTTTATATTCTTTAGTTAAAAGTTTTGAAGCACAGTATCTGGCAGATTTCCCAGAAGCATATTTAAAAGAAGGAGTTGACAAAAGAACTCTTTTAAAGAATATTACAGATTTTTATAGAGCAAAAGGAACTGATAATTCTATCAAGTTCTTATTTAAGTGCTTGATTAAGGATGACCCAAATCCAGAAGTTTCATATCCCAGAGATCACACTCTTAAGAGTTCTGAATCTGACTGGATTCAAGTATACGCACTAAGAGCAAAGATTGCTACAGGAACACCTGAAGATCTTATTGGAAAAACAATTGTCCAAGATATTGAAGGTCAATATGCTTCTGCGGTTGTTGATAATGTAAAGTATAGTGGAAAGTATGATGGTGAAGATCTATACGACATTATACTAGATGAATCTACAGTAAATGGTACATTCAATACATCATTAAAAACAGAATTAACAAAAAACATTACCCCTGCATTGACAGTTGGTGATAAAGTAGATGTATTTTCAACAATGGGTTGGAAGTCTGTAGGAACTTTCAATATTGGAGATGAGCAATTTACATTTGAAGAAAAGAATGTAAATCAATTCACTATTAAAACTAGATCTGGTTCGGGATCTTATGCTGCAGGCACTTCAGTAACTTATGGTGCCAATGTATCATCTGGAAGCATTAATCTATTGATTTTTGGATTACTTTATGGACTAGAGAATTTTGTAGAGAGTCCATATTCAAATCCTGGTGATGTTGTAGAGATTTCAAAATCTGGATTTCTTACTAACAATGTAGTAATTAAAGACCCTGCTACAGATCAAATTCGTTGGAAGTTTAGTTCTAATTCTCCTGCAATTGCTGATCTCAATTCAAATGTCTCTGCAATTTTTGAAGATGGTGAGGGATATTATATTGCATCATCTGGATTCCCGTCCCATACCATTGGCACACTGCCACCAGATGCTAAAGATCAAAGACAACTTAGGATTGTAAGAAAACATCCTATTACAACAACCGAGATCTACAAGACATCTTATAGAGATGTTGGTATTGCTATCAACGGAATTCCTTTCTTGGGATATAAAGATAGTGATGTTGTAAACAACGGACCTATTGAATCAATTAATGTTACCCAAAGAGGTTCTGGTTATGCTAGAGAACCATTTGTATTGATTGATGGAGTATCAGATTTAGCGAGAACAAAACTTGCTGGTCAGGTAGTAGAATCGGTTGTAGTAGATGTTCCTGGTAATTATACCACTGTTCCTACAGTTGAAATTCTTTCTGGTAGAAATGGAGTTGCACGTGCAATTATAACGAATGGAGAGATTACTAGCATTGTTGTAGAAAATGCAGGTGAATACTATTCTTCTCCACCAGAAGTTAGAATTATTGATAATGCAGGTAAAGGACGATTTGCAAATTATCGTGCTACCGTATCAAATGCAGGAGAACTAACTGGGTTTGAAAAAATTAATGGTGGAAGTCTATACAGTCAAGAAAATATAAGAGTTGATATCATTCCTGTAGGTTCTGGAGCAACAGCATCAGTATCAATCAAAGAGTGGAGAAAGGACAGATATAATAAAAATAAGACTTCTTTAGATGCAAACAATGGAGACTTTTTTGAGAATATTGTAAAGTCTCGTGGTTCTGGATATGCATACTACGCAATACCATCTTCAATAAGACCTAATGATAATGGAACTACACACTCTCCTATTTTGGGATTTGCTTATGATGGCAATCCCATTTATGGTCCTTATGGTTTTTCTGATGCTTTAGATAAAAATTCTTCTGTAACTAGAATGACATCTAGTTATACTAAAAATGCTACCAGATCTACTGGTCCTGAAGTTGCAACGTATCCAATTGGTACGTTTATCAATGATTACACTTATATTGATCAATATGGATTATTAGATCGTAATAATGGTAGATTCTGTGTTACGCCAGATTATCCACACGGAACATATGCTTACTTTACTACTTTAGACTCAAATGGAGATCCTGCATTCCCATACATTGTAGGTGAGAATTATTACTCTCTTCCATTAGATTCTAATTATAATTCTGAAATTTCACAATCTGATATTCCAGTAAATGCAAAGAGACTTAGAGTATCTGGTATTGCTAATAATGGAGAATTAGCATTAGCAAAGATTGATGATGTAGAACGTGGTAGTATTGACTCGGTGTCTGTTATTGATAGTGTCAATAATTTTTCTGTAGGATCTTCTCTAGTCATCTCCGATGTTGGAACCGATGGTTTTGGTTCTCAGGCACAAGTTTCTTCAGTAAAAGGTAGAACTGTTAGTAAGGTAGAATCACAAGATGTAAAGTGTTTATTTGTTGAATTAAAAACAACTGCATATCTGTTTAATGGTGATACTATTACTCAATCAGTAACTGGTGCCACAGGAAAGATTGTTGGAGACGTATTTACAGGGACTAGATTTGCCTTACGTGATGTAACAGGTACGTTTAATGACTCTGAAGTATTATCATCTAGTACAAAGGTTCTTAATCTAATTCTAGATAAAAACTCATCTTACACAAAAGGTGCTACTTTAGAGTTGTCTGATGGAGTAAATGCTGCTGTAGCATCTGGAGAGGTATTAGAAACCACTACAAATCAAAACACAGTAAAGGTTAAAGTAGTATCAGGAACTTTTAGTGTTTCTGATACCTTGTTCCTAAGAAGTTCTAACTTAATTAATACTACAGGATCTAAGATTGTTTCTATCGGTCAATTGAGCGATGATCTTATTATATTCAATATAAAAGACAATGTTGCTATTTTAAAGACATCAGATTCTCATGGTGTCTCGGTAAATGAAAATATTGATATTGATATCAATCCTGATGATTCTAACACAACACTTACATATAATGTAAGATCTAGAATTTATCAAGAAGTAGTCCTTGAAACCCCAGGTGTAGCAAGGGTTTTGAAGGATACTGGTATTGGTAGAATTCAGATTTTAAATGGTGGAGAAGATTATACCCCAGGAACATATCCTAATATTGCACTGAATGGTGGATTAGGAAAAGATGCAAAGGCAACTATTGTAGTATCATCAACAGGTTCTGTTACTAGCGTAGAGATAACTACAAAAGGATCGGACTATGCAAAGTTTGATCTTTTAACGGTTGGAGATACTGCTCTTAGTAAAACAGATCCCACAACTCCACAGGTAAGTTTGAGTGTTGATCATGTTGGATTGGCAGCAACAAATGCCGTCTTAAATCTTGACAGTTCTATTGGAATTACCACAAATGATTATTTGAAAATTGGAAATGAAATTGTTAAAGTGGTATCTAAACTGAATGATGCAGTAACAGTACAAAGAGCCCAAAAAGGTACAACTGCTGTAGATCATTTCACGGATGCTGCTGTAAATACGTTTGATCCTGGGTATAATTTAAGTGTTGGATATCAATTAGGATCTACTACCAGTGACCCACAAGTGGTAAGTTATGACCCAACTACTCAGAAACTTGTCGTAAGTTACAACTACAGTAAAACACTTGCAAATATCAATTCTATAGATCTCGGCACAGTATTCTTTGATCAGAGTGCAGATCAACGATTGGTTCAAATAAAGAGCGTTTCAGATCCAATTTCATGTTTTGAATTTTCAGAAACGACTGCTAATTTTAAGCGTAATATCAATCTAGACCTAAAAGAAGGATATAAGTATATTTTTGATACGAGTCATTCTTCAATGACTGGTGTTAACTTTGATGTTTCACCTAGTAAAAATTTAAATTTACAAACGTTAGAAAAAACTACAACTGCAACATCAGTAATTTTAAAGTTTGGATTTGGACCAGCATTAGCAACCAATGCTTACACAAACAAAATTGAAACTCCATATAGAAAGTATTTCTACTTTGATGGATTAGGAAATGTCAAATCTGAAGATGGAGTTATTAATCTAATTAAAGATCCTCTACAGGGAAGTAAGAAGGCAATCTATGTTACTACTACTGAAATCGTATATGATACGGTAATTCCTGCTACAAACGATGGTAGTGGATCAATTTCATATACTACAGAGTCTAGGTTAGCAATTGGTGCTATTAATAAAGTACAAGTAACTAATATTGGTAGAGACTATAAAAAAGTTCCTGTCGTAAAAGCAGTTCAACCTACATCATCATATTCAGCAACAGCAACTTGTGGAATTGATTCTGGTAGAATTGTTAGTGTTTCTGTAGATAGTTCTGGAAAAAATTATTCTAAACCAGTTGCAGTGTGTTCTGGTAATGCAAAGTTTACAGTAATATCAGATCAGGGAAGAGTTACTGGAATTGAAATAGTTGATTCTGGATCTGGATATACTACGGCACCTACCATCACAATTGCAGAATCGGATGTTGAGTGTTATATCAACAGTTCTAACATAGGTGTTCCTAGAAATATTAATGTAATTAATGTCGGTGGATCTTTCCATGGAGATAATACTCTTGGTTCAACGTTTAGATCCAACTACTCTCTAGTAATTTCTAATTTTGCAAAAGATTCATTTGCAATTGGTGAAACTGTAATTCAAAAGTTTAATAATGTAGAAGTAGCACGTGCAAGAATTACTGACGTTAGAGATGGTTCTAATGTACTAACTGTTGACAGAGTACAAGGAGTGTTTAGAGAACTTACTGATATTGTTGGTCTTGCTAGAAACAACACTGCAAGATTAGAGTCTATTAGATATACTGAGTTCTCCCCCCAAATTAAAACATACTACGATAACCAAGGATCTTTCAAATCCGATGCTGGTAAATTAAGTGATCAGAATCAGAGAATTACAGATTCTTTCTATTATCAAGATTATTCTTACCTAGTCAAGTCTAAGACTTCTATTGATTCTTGGAGATCTTTAATTAAGAGTACAACACATCCAGCTGGATTTAAGGTATTTGGTGAGGTGATGGTTGAGTCTGCTTCTGACGTTTCAATGCAAGCAGATACTAAAACAACTACTACTAGTATTGTACAACTTTGGAATCCAAATGTCAACAAAGTTTCTGTAATTAGAACTCAGAAAAAAGTCACGCAAAGTATTGCGTTGATGGAGAATCTAAACGTTGAAAAAGGTGTAGGTTCTGTTGCTATTGAAGCATTTAATACCAGTGAAGTAAGAGCAAAAGAGGTAAGACTTGCTAATGATTGGGTTTCCCAGTCAGGAGGTTACATCTATAAAGGTAATGCATTTGATGGCGCATTTACAGATAATGGTAATCTTGAAGGCACGACAACATTTACTTTGGTAGATGAAGATAATAATGTTGTTAGACCTTATAATGAGCAAGCATTGACTATTACATTAGACGGAGTATTCCAAGAACCAGGAATTGCATATACAATTTCTGGTGATAAAATTACTTTTGCTCAACCACCTTTAGGAAAGTCTACTAAAGATGGACAAGAATCTCCTGGTGTAAGATTCTACGCAAGACTATTTGAATTTAAATCGGATAGTTTAAATCAAAAGTATCTCAAGAAGATTAAGAATATCTTCCAAAGAAGCGGAACTTGGATTGATGCTGCTAATCAACTTAATAGAAATAGACAGTTTATACAGTCAGAATCACTAGGTTATGTTAAAGCAACATATCCAAATCTTGCTTGGGCAAATCTGACAACTAAATGCTATCGTGATATTGGTCTTATTATAGACGCACTAGAACACGATCTAAGGTTTGGTGGTAACCAAAAGACTATTGCTGCGGTAGAGAAGTATTTTAGAAGTGGAGTTCTTGATTACATTTCTGGAGAGTTAGAGGCAACTATCAAAACATTTGAATATGCAGTTCGTCTCTGTAAATTAGCAATGAGAAACTGGGATTATACCGACCGTCAAGTTTCTTGGGCAAATAATTCAAACGAGATTACTGTCACCGATAGTGATGATGTTGCGATTGGCATGAAAGTCTCTTCTGGTAGAGCATTCCCATCAGGAACAAAAATTACTGAGATTGTAAACGAAAGAACTATTAGGGTTGATAATAATTCAACTGCTAAAGGTGATAACAATCAGATGACATTTATCTGGAGTGGTGCTAACCCTGGATTCTATCTAGATGCAGCAGAACTAATTGAAAAGAATAGATCTGCAATGATCACCTCAACAATTAATGCTATTGATGCAGAGTATCCAAACTTAAATGCTAGCAATTATCCATCTAAGTGTTCTAGAGATCTAGGACTACTAATTGATGCAGTTAAGCAATGTTTAATCTATGGTGGCAATAGAAAGGTAGTTGAATTTGCAGAGAGTTACTTTATCAATGGTGATCTTACGTTTATCAACAACGAATTGATGCAAACTGTATTTGCACATAAGCATCTTAGAGATCAAATGATTCTTGCTATGAAGAATCAGGGCACTGTTACTGATGATACCGTACAAATTGATAATATCAGTCCCGAATGTGCAGAAGTAGAAAGTAGTATTACAACTTATATTGATATCATTGAGACTCTTCTAGAAGGTGGTCCAAATAGAGTGGACATTGTAGAACCTAATCCAAACTCAACAGGAAACTGGACTACACTATCTTCATATACTAATATCAATATTCTACCATGGACTGGATTGTTAGACAAGACTTATAGAGAATGTGAAACTGTTGCTTCAGCACTAACATCTCTATTTGAGAATATCAGAGAAACGTTGACTACTGGACCTCAAACTGCAACGGTAGCATATCCAGATTACATTGATGGCGAGAATAAAATATTTGACTTATATTATGAAGATGGTACTGCAGTTCAGACAGAACCAAATGAAAATCTATTCATCGCTCTTAGTGGTGTAATGCAACATGATGCTGCATATACTATTGATAGATCTGTAGTTCCAAACCAAGTCGTATTTGCAACTCCTCCAATTTGGGGTCAAGGAGAAAATACTAAAACTGTTCAAGAACCACTAGCAGTAGAAAAATTCTATGCACATTCTGTAGGAAATTACATTCGTTGTGAAATTGATAAATCTGGAATTTTATCAGGATCTGCTGGTCCTTTCATAATTTTAAATTCAAAGAATAATAAAGTACAAACTATTGATGATCCTAGATTTGCATATGTCTTTATTGATGGCATCTTGCAAAGAGAAGGAACCTCTTATAGCATTGCTGGACCTGCTATCAGATTTACAAGAAAAATCTATAACGATAATAATGTGGAGATTATTCTTCTTTATGGACGTGATATTGATCAGACAGTTACTTTATTTGATTTCCAAAGAAATACTTATTATAATGAGATGACTTTGACCTGTGATGCAGGATCTGCAAATACTTTTGATGATTGGCAGTCTTGGTATAATACATCATACGATAGATTCCAAGTAGCATATCAGAAGATTGGTGGTGTTAAGAAGTTTATTGGTAATGTAAAAACTTATACTAATACAAGTCAATCTTTAATTATTACAATTGCTGGACCGAATCCAGATATGGATTCATCAAACATCTTCTTTGCAAGTGGTGATTATTCTGATGAATATGAATTGACAGGAACTACTAATACATTAGTTGTTGTTAGAGATGGTGATAATGACTATCGTATGCAAAGGAATTCTGCTTCGTGGTTGTATGGCACTCCGCGTGCTGATGAGTCTTTCTATGAGAGAAAGAGATTACTAGCAAATCTAAATGCAAATGACATCATTAAAATTAATGGCGAGGATACTTACAGAAAAATTACAAAACTTCCAAGATATGTAAATCCAAAAGATTACAATCCTGGTGATGATGTTTCCAACTCATTCTTTGGTTCAGTCACTACTTCTAATTACGCAGGCGAAACCAAAGGTGTTGGTTTAAGTGTAACATGCGAAATTGAGAACGGCAAGGTAAGTACAATTAACTGGAACAAGAAAGACCTAGATCTTCTTTACAGAGAAGGGATCAATCAAGCAACTACTGCATATGGTTATGATACTCCGCCAATCTTGCATTTTGTTTCTGTAGATCAAACTGGTGGTGGAGCTAGAGCAGAAGTAGTGGTTACAGGTGGTCAGATTGTTGATATTGTATTGACTAATCCTGGATTTGGATATACAAAGGCACCTAAAGTTATTACTGCTAGGTCATATGACATTGTAAAAGAATCTGGAAGAAAGATTGATACATTCCATACTCTAGGTATTGGAACACAAATTGGTCAAAGTTCTCCTGTCTTTGTGACATCTATAATTGATCTCCTTAAAGGAGTTGATCTGCCAGTTGCGATTTTAGATCCTTCGGTAACAATTCCTGATCCATATGATATCACTTTAATTATTCAAAAGGTTATCAATACAGCACCTACATTTAATGTACGTCGTGAATATCGTTTCTTCAATGCTAATGCTGGATCTACTTCAATTGCAAATCCAACTGTACAAGTAGATGCATCTATTACTATTATCATTGAACCAAGACTACTAATAGAAAATCAACCAATTGTTACAACAGCAATTACTGCAAATGAGTTGTTCCTTGAAGTTGGATTCTCTATGTGGTCAACTAAACTATTTGACTTAACATTCTTCAATAATATAAATCATTGGGAGAATAGTATATTCATGGATCTTGGAGATATTGTCGCTCCAAGTGGCGATCCAGTATCGGAAGTTCAACTTGCCGAACTGGAACCATATGAAATCACTTCTGATGGATCATCATCTTCCGCGTATCCATTCAACCTAGGATACTCTTCAATCAACTACTACATGTCCCAGTTAGACACTACAGATCTTCCTGGCGAAGGTGATGCTGGTTATGTTTCCACAGGTGCGGTTGTCTATGCAAATACTGCAAGGTTCCCATCATCAGGAACAATTTTGATAGGAAGAGAGCGTATCTCATACACATCTAAACTATCAGATCGTTTTGTTGATTGTACAAGAGGTGCTGACGGGTCTCCTGTTGACAGTCATACTGTAGGAGACTACTTAAGGAAGTACCTATAAATAAATATAAATAACTCGGATTCAGTCTTACTATACAGGCACTAGTGCTATGGCAGCTATTATTTCAGAAAAATTTAGAATCTTCAATGCGAAGCAATTTCTAGAATCTTTATCAGAGGGTGCATCTGATGCGGACGCAGCGCGTACCCGAATGTACTTCTTCGTAGGAAGATCCTCTAAGTGGGATGCTTACCTAGAAATGTTCAACGTAAGCGGAACGTTTCAAGTCGGTGAGACTGTAAGCGGCGGTGGATTTAGCGGTGTAGTCGCTGCTGTCTATGACAACAGTCTCCTGCTTAACACTATTCTTCCAACACCTACTACAACACCAGCATTTGGTACAACTATCACTGGTGGAACCAGTGGTGCTACTGCCAAGAGCGGCGTATACAGATACGGTACTGAAGATGTACCTCCAATGCCATTGGACAACTATAACGAGAAGAGATCTGTATATGAAGAACTGATTGCTGCTAAAAGAGTTACTGGACCATTTGCACGCCTCGTAGTTCCCCGTTACAACTGGAACCTTGCGCTGAATCCCAAGTTTGATATGTATCGTCCAAACTACTCCCCAACCCCAGGTGGTGGCGGAGCAATTGGTGTTGAAACTGCACTAGGATCTACATCACTATCAAATTCCAAGTTCTATGTAATGAACTCGGCATATGAAGTATTTAAGTGTCTCTACAATGGTGAGGGTCCTGCAAATCCAACTGGTCAGAACGCAACTTACGAACCTTCTTCCCAACCAAGTGCTGGTCAAGGTACATTTGCTAATGGTGTATACACAGAACCATCTGGAACTGCTGGATACATCTGGAAGCACATGTTCACCCTAGGAACAAGCGATGTTCTTTCGTTCTTATCTTCAGACTTTATGCCTATTGCTGCAGCATCTGATCCTTCTAGAACAGCAGTTGAGGCACTAGCAGTTGATGGTGCTGTACATGTCGCTGTAATTAGAGATGCTGGAACAGGTCTTCCTGCTTCTCAAACTCTTTATACTTCAGTTATTGGAGATGGAACTGGTGCCGTAATTGAGTTCACCACTGATGGATCTGGATCTCTAGCAACTGCAAAACTAGTTGCTGCTGGTTCTGGATACACTTATGGTAATGTAATTCTAGAAACTGGAAAAGTATTTACTGATCAAGCACTAACAGCAGCTGCTGGTGCATTTGGTGGTACTGCTTCTCTAGAGGCAGTTATTTCACCTGAAGGTGGTCATGGATCTAACGCTGACGACGAGTTGTTCTCCAAGCGTGTAATGACTAACATCCGATTGACCTATGATGAAGGTCAAGGAGACTTCCCAGTAGATAACGACTTCCGTCGCATTGGTATCATTCAAGACCCACTTGAGTACGGTACTAGCACTTTTGCATCTTCTAGCACCCTACGTGGTACAAGTGTACTAAAAGTAAATGGTGCTACTGCTGATTATGTTTCAGATGAAACAATTTCACAAACTGTAGCAGGTGGTACTGCATACGGTACGGTTGTTTCTTGGGACTCTACAAATGGTATCCTGAAGTATTTCCAATCTGCTGCACTTCACACTCATGAAGGTAAGGTACTTGCCTTTGAGTCTGATGCATCTAATGCAGTTGTTGGTGTTACTTCTACCGCATCTGGCACTGTTGATACTGCACAGAATGCTGTCCTTTCCGATATCTCCTTTACTGGTGGTCTTGCAACCCCAGAACTAGAACCAAACTCTGGAGAAATCGTATACATAGAGAATAGAAGAGAGATTACTAGAGCTCCTGACCAAATTGAGGACATCAAGCTAGTAATTGAATTCTGATCAGTTGATTTAGAGATCGTGCGAGATGCCCCAAAAGACTAACCTGAACGTAGCCCCATTCTACGACGATTTTGACCAGGATAAAAATTTCTACAAAGTTCTTTTCCGTCCTGGGTACTCTATTCAGGCAAGGGAGCTAACTCAGTTACAATCTATTTTACAAAATCAGATTGAACAGTTTGGCAAGTACGCTTTCAAGCAAGGCGAACTTGTCATTCCTGGTGAAGTAGGTTTAAACACTAAACTTAATTTTGTAAAATTATCATCTGTATCTGAGATTCCTGTCAACCAGGATGGACAGATTGTATACAAAAAATACGACGTAAGTGGTCTGAAAGGACTCCAACTTAGAGGATTAACCTCTGGTGTTGTTGCGTCTGTTGTAGAGGCATATGAAGCGTCTGAGGTGGCATCTGACGTTATCTATGTTAACTATACTAACAGCGGTGATGCTGGAAATGAAGATACGTTCCGTCAAGGTGAGACTCTAGAAGTTGTTGATGGTGTTAATACTCCACTTTTAGTTGTTGGAACCGATGGTAGTGTACTTCCTACTAGTATTTCTGTTACTAATCCTGACACAAATGAGGTAACTTCTTTAGAAAGTCCTGCAATGGGATATGCTTCTGCTGTAAAAGTAGAAGAAGGAATTTATTTTGTTAATGGTTACTTCGTAAGAAATAGCGCACAGTTGCTAGTTATTGATAAGTATTACGATAAACCATCCGCAAAGATTGGATTTAAGATTACCGAAAGTGTTCTCACTCCCGAAGAAGAGAATTCTCTATATGATAATGCTATTGGGTCAAGTAATTATACTGCACCTGGAGCACATAGATTACAAATTGTTTTAAACCTTGTCAAGTATTCTCTTGGAGAGATCACTGATAAGAATTTTATCCAGTTATTATCTGTACGATCTGGTGCTGTACAGAGTATTGTAACACAAACTGATTATAATCTACTGGAGAATACTCTTGCTAGAAGAACTTATGATGAGTCTGGAGATTATGTTGTTGATAACTTCTCTCTAGATATCAGAGAATACTTCCAGCAAAATGGAAATCTAGGTGTTTATGGTCAAGATGCATTTGGTCTTGTTAATGGTCTTGAATTGCAAGAAGCAAAAGAAAAACTTGTAGCAAGCATTGGACCAGGAAAAGCATACATTAAAGGATACGAAATTGTCAACAAAGAGACAAAGTATCTCACAATCAACAAAGCAAGAGAGACTCTAGAAAGAGAAGATATTAGACTGAAGACAAAAGGTCTTCCTACTTATAAAGTAACAAATACATTTGGAAGCATCCCTCTTAATGCAGAAGGATCCGAGTTGACTGCATATCCAAATGTTTTCCTCTGTTCTAACTTTAACGACGGAAGTATTGGATTAAACAATACTGAAGGAACTAACGATTCAAAACAAACATTGAATCGCCGCGGCCAATTCTTTGACGTAAATTCTGGCATTAAAACCATTTACCTCAACATTGATACGTATCATGCAAACACATATTCTACACTAACTGATGCAAACTTTGAATCTACATTAGGAACTCTATGGTTTGTGCAGACTAGAACAGATGTTGGTGAACCCTCGGTTGTTAACACTGTTAAATCACTAGCATATTCTAAAGTAAATCGTATTGAAGTCAACTCAAGCACAGGAGTTACTTTCTTAGAGTTGACTATCACTGCTAGAAAAGATATTCTAGATACTTACTTCTTAGAATACGACACTTCATCTGGATCAAAGTACAGAGAAATTTATCTCTCTCAGAATGATGCAATTAATGGTAACAATCCACTTGGAACTATCGTTGATTATAATGAGACTATCACTCCAGTAATCGGTCTAGCAAAACCAAGTAACTTTACTTTACTAGAAAGAGGAAACGGTTTTAATGAAGACTCAGATTCTGTAATTTCCAAGGGAAGACTCCCTAACGGAGACTTTGTATACAACACAACATTTGGGTTGTCGTATTTTGATCCTCAGTTCTTCACAAAAATTTCTTTAGATGAAGAAATTGTCGCTGATGGTAGATTTGCTTCTGGTAAGTATGTTTATGGACTAGAGAGCGGTGCTTATGGTGTTGTAGAAGGTCCTTCTGACGGTAAGTTTACCACCAATAAAACATTGATGGTAAAAACTTTATTTGGTAACTTTAAGTCTGGTGAAACTATTAGAGACGAAGATAATTTCTCGGTCAGAGTTGCAAGAGACAATACAATTTCTCACTTTATTGTTAACAATAGAGGTGGAAATTATGTTGAGGGATCCAAGTTAAGAATTGATGGTGTTGAATTTGACGGATCTAAAGTAAATCTCAACCTAGCAAGTGGTGCTATTGTTGCTGCTACTGTTGTTAATAGAGATTTGTTTAAAGCAGAGTATTCAAGACCTCCTATTATTGATGTAATTCAAGGCACTGGTGGGGGCACTCCTTCTGCTGCTGTAATTACTCCAGTATTAGTAAGAAATTCTATTGTCACTTATACACCTCAAAATGTAAAATCTTTCTTCTGTCAGTATGGATCTGGCAATGCTAACACATTTACTTCCGATGTAGAGGTATCCAAAGAAAGATTTGCAGAAAGTGTATCTATTACCGATTTTACTTTCAGTGGATCTCAAGGAAGAAAGTATATTGAATGTAATGGATTTGGTGGAGATGCAACTAAATTTGTACAGCAAGGAGATCTAATTCAGTTCTCAGATTCTACTGATACTATTATTAGAGCACTTGTACAATATTCTACACAACCCGAAGGTGTACTTAAGTCTCGTATTTACCTTGATAGATCTCTACCAGAAGATGTAAGCAACAGCAGTGTTGTAAGAGTTCGCCCTTCAATTACTAATTTTAATCAAGGTACTTTACTATACAAGACTGGTTCTAGTCAAGTAAGTTCTATTGTTGCTGACAGTGAAGATTCTAAGATTGGGTATTATCTAAGAAGAGATTTTGTATCCACTGGAACAGGTGGTGCTGGAGCAATCACTTTTGCTGCACAACTTCCATTTGGTACACAGAGATTTGTTTCGTTCAGTGAAAGTAATTTCATTGTTACTGTACTAGATCCTGGTGATGCTCCTGACATCGTTGAAGGTGATGTTGTATTCATTACATCAGATCAAGTATCAATTAAGTCTTCATCTGATGCTGCTAGTGGTTTAACTTCTGGTAGTGTTAAGTTAAACTTACCAGCAACATATTTTGGAACCATCCCAGGTGGGGGTGCGTATCCTACATTAAAACTAACCGCTACATTAGAAGTAACTAAAGCAAAACCAAGACTAAAAACTGCTGTAGTTAATAAGAGAATTGTTATTGATTCACCTGGAGACAAGGTAATTCCTTTCCGTGGTAGTGATTACGATTCCGAAAGTCTTACCGTATACAGTTATGCTGATGCATATAAATTGAGATACGTTTATGAAGGTTCTTCATCCGAACCTCCAGTTGTAGACAGAAATGGTAATCTTGTTAGTGGCACAGATATCACTTCTAGATTTACATTTGATGATGGTCAAAGAGACACAGTATATGATCTCTCTCGTATAGTTTTAAAACCAGGATTTGAGTCTCCTACTGGTCAACTAGTAATTGCATTTGATTACTTTGAGCACACCAAAGGAGATTTCTGCACAGTTGATTCGTATCTACATGAAGCAGGTGTAGGACCAGAAGAAATCCCATCATTCAACTCACCAACATTAGGTAAGATTTCACTGAAGGATGTTCTTGATTACAGACCAAAAGTAGATAACGATTCTATTATTTCTGGTTTCCAAGATAATGCTCTGCTTTCTGCACCAAATACCAGATCATTTACAGGAACAGGTGGTGTTATTACCAGCATTCCTGCTCCTGATGTAAACCTAGAATATACGTTCTCATTCACTCAGAAACAATATCTTGATAGAATTGACGCTCTATTCTTAGACAAGAAAGGTCAGTTTATCATTAAAGAAGGAAACTCTTCCTTAAATCCAACAAAACCAGATTTGATTAGTGATGCAGTACCTTTGTACTACATGTATGTTCCTGCATTTACTCAAAGCAGTAAAGATGTAAGAATTACTCCTGTTGATAATCGTCGCTACACAATGCGCGATATCGGTAAACTAGAGAAGCGTATTGAGCGTCTTGAGTATTACACTTTACTTAGTGTCCTAGAGCAACAGGCACTAAACATGCAGGTAATTGATGCTTCTGGAGTCAATAGATTTAAGAGTGGTTTCATTGTAGACAATTTTGAGACACATAAGATTGGATCATTAAGTTCTTTAGATTACAAGTGTTCTATTGATACTCAACAATCGGTAATGAGACCTCAATCTAAAGAGGATTCATTTGAACTGATTGAAGTAAACCAAAGAGATGATCAAAGATCTATCTCAGGATACACTAGAAATAATGATCGTATTACTTTACCATTTACGGAGTTAGAATTATTAGGAAACTCTTTCGCTACTAAAGAAATCAATCCAAATCCATTTGTAGTCCTTCAATATGTTGGCGATGCATTCGTTGGTCCAAATGCTGATTCTTGGTATGATTCAAGTGTAGCACCTCTTGTAAATGATAACAATACAAATCTATATTCTATCTTCCTTGCTAAGAATGAGTTGAAAGATGCATTCTCAAGTATCTACAATTCATATAAAGTAAATTGGATGGGAGCAAATAGATCATTCTTTAACATTGGATCTTTTGCAGACGTTAATAGTAACATCTCAGATTCAACAGTTCAACATGCATCTGTTTCTAGTTCTTCAAATATTAGTCCAGAAAACAATGAAATTGGAAAGGGAATTTCAACCAAAGGAGTTGGTTCTAATGTAGTTTCAACTTCATTGTCCTTCTTTGCTAGAAGTATTCCTGTTAGATATAACATTAGCAGACTAAAACCAAATACGAATATCTCTGTATTCATGGAAGGAAGAGATATTAGTAGATGGGTAAATCCTGATTTTAGATATACAGGAATTGCAGGTAATTCTCTATCGGCGTTTAATGGTCAAGTCAAGACTGATGAAAATGGAAACGCTAGTGGTATTATTTTAGTACCAGCAGGAAAACCACCTAGAGAAAACGCTGTATGGTCTGGTAGTGTTGATACTGTTGTATATGATACAGATGCTGATGAAATGAGATTCACTACTGGAGTAAAGACTATTAGATTTACTTCTAGTTCTACAGATGCTCCTAAAGAAGAAGTTGATTCTTATGCAGAAGTCAAGTTCTATGCAACTGGATTGCTTCCTGAAAATCCATCATCTATTGTATCAACAACACCTGCATTCTTCAAGTCCAATGAGGGTATCCAGATTGCAGACAGCAATACTGAAAATCCAATCAAACCAAATCCACTTGCACAGACATTCAAGGTTGAAGGATTTGAGGGTGGTGTATTTACCACCAGTGTAGATCTCTTCTTCTCCAAGAAGAGTGATAAGATTCCTCTAAGAGTATATCTAACCGATGTTCAAAGCGGTAAACCAGGAAAGAATATTTTACCAGGAACTCAAAAAGTTCTAAGTCCAGAAACTTATTTGAGAGTTATTGGTAGTGATACTTTAACAGTTACCCGTGACGAAGTAGTTGTTGGTTCATCTTCTGGTGCATCAGGTCCAATTCTAAAAGTAATTGATAAGAATGGAATTGATGTTACACCATCTACTCTCGGTGTATTCACACTAACTAACGATCAGGTTTATACTTTAGTTCTTAGCAACCATAATGGTACTTCATTCCAGCAAGATGAAAATCTTGACATTCCTTCTCTGGTAGAAAGTAACAATAAAAATAATACTACATCTACATTAAAAATTACCAAGGACTCTGGACGAGTTACTGACTTGAGAGTTTCAAATACTGGATCTGATTATGATTCGGCAATTTTGACAATTGAAAGTCCACAACTCCCAGGTGGTGGTAATGCCACTGCTACAGTAAGAGTTTCTGGTGGTAAAGTTTATCATACAGAAATTGTTCTTTCTGGATCTGAATACACAGAACCACCTGCAGTGGTTATCAATGGAACTGGAACGGGTAATGCTGGTGCAGAAATTGAGTCTTTCATTACTATTGATACTCCAGCGGTTCGTATGGGTATTGCTACTGATACTGACGGCGTAACTGCTAGCACGGTCCCAACAAACTTTGAGTTTGATTACCCAGTATATCTTGAGAATGATGAGGAGTATGCATTGGTAGTTGAGACAGATTCTATTGATTATCTAATCTGGGCATCTAAACTTGGAGAAGTTGAGATTGCTACTAGCACTACAGTGACTACACAACCAGCACTAGGATCTCTATTTAAGTCTCAAAATACTAATAACTGGACTGAAGATTTATTTGAAGATGTTAAGTTCAAACTAAATCGTGCTGAGTTTGATACTAGCAGAACCGCATCTCTATTACTAACAAATTCCAACCTTGGATACGAAAGATTAGATGCTCGTGGTATTGAAACTAATGCAGAATCAAATACTTCAGCAACTTCATCACTGTTTAAGAATAATAACTTTGTAGTCAAGGTAAACCATTCTGATAATGGGTTTGACTCTGATAACAAGTCATACGTATTCTTTAAGAACTGCAGTGACGTTGGAGGATTATCAGCATCACAATTTAATAGTGGATTGTTCCAAGTTAGAAATACTGGTGTTGATTATTATAATATTGTTTCAAGCAGCAGAGCATCATCTAATGCTTTTGGTGGTGGCGATGCTTTACTTGCTTCTTATAATAGAAAATTTGAAAAGGTTCATGCAACAGTTCCATATCTCTCCTTTGCAAATACTACAGTTACAAGTTTCGTAAAAACTACCAACGTATCACCTATTGATGATAACGTCAAGACATTTACATCATATTCTCAGAGTGAGTATGAGAAGACTTTCTTGAATGAAGATGTATTCTTTATCAATCAAAAGTTACTTGCATCTAGAGTAAATGAAACTATTAATAACATTGATAGATCTCTGACTTATAAGATTGATCTTCAAAGTTCAGTTTCATACCTATCTCCACTCATTGACCTTTCCCGTTCAACTATTAAGACAATCTCTAATAAAGTTGAGAATGCAAAAGGTTCTGAAGATAGATTTGGTAAGAGAAATCAAATTCTAGAATTCTTCCCAGTTTATGAATTTGTAGTCAATGGTATTGATACAAATACAGAAGTTCTTCAGGCAAATCAAACAGTTACTGGAGTTACAACAAATTCTTCAGGTGAAATTGTTAAGGTCAGCGGTACTACCGCATACGTAAAAGTAAAAACCACAAACACGTTTACTCCTGGGGAAGAGTTAAGTTTCTCTGGTCAAACATTTACAGGAACAACAACGGTAGGTCTTTCTGGACTTTCTCAGGTGATCTTCCAAATTCCAAATACACTAGTTCCTCCAACTTACGTTACTGCAAGAAACCCATCCGTTCCTGCAGAAATCTATTCTAATAAGATCAACGGTAAGATTGTTCTCTGGAATCAGAAGTCTAGTCAACTAACACTAGTCAGTGACAAGCAACCAATTTCTGATGACTATACGAGTGCAATCGTTGAAGGAGCACAATTCACGAGAAATGCTAGTACAGATTCTCAAGATGATGATATCTTTAGGATTGGTGATCTTCTTTCTTACGAAGGTCAACCAGGCGATGAGCAAGAGTTCATTGAAGTTTCTAAAGTCATGTACTCTAACGGTGTAGACTTTATTGAAGATACTCAGTCTAAGAATAGTTCAAGTATTGCAAAGTATGTAACAAAAGAAATTACTATTGAAAATCCAGCAACTGGAATTGATGTTAAAACAACTGTAAATGTTTCCGACATTGGTAATCTCCAACTTCTTTATAAGATCAAGAAGTCTTCTTCACAAGAAAACTTTGAAGATATTGAGTGGGTATACTTCAATGAATCTGGAAATCCTGATGTAGATGTAATTGCAACATCTGAAAATTCTATTAGTGGTATTTCCGAGAAACAATCTTCATATCAAGAACTATCATATAGTATTGATAATTTACCAGAGTTCTCATCCTTCGCTATTAAGATTGTAATGAGGTCCAGTAATCCTGCATTTGTTCCTAAAGTACAGGATCTAAGAGTGGTCGCATCGTACTAAGGGGGTAACGAATAATGGTATTAAGAAACGTAGCAACAAACTACACGTTTGAACAACAGCGTCAAGAAATCAATCTCCTTGCAGATGATGTTAACGCTATTGACGGTGAAATCACCACTCTTCAGTCAAATGTATCTTCCTTACAATCTTTACAGGGAACTGAAACGACTGACTCACCTACATTTAACAACCTTACGTTAACTGGGTATATTGCTGGACCAGCGTCAATGACAATTGACCCTGCAGCAGTTGGTGACAATACAGGTACTCTTGTAATTGCTGGTAACCTCCAAGTTGATGGTGTTACTACTACTGTCAATTCCGAAACCCTAACGGTATCAGATAAAAATATTACTCTAGCTAGTAATGCTACCAGTAATTCAACTGCTAATGGCGCAGGTCTTACAGTTGCTGGTGCCAATGCAACTCTCAATTACAACGGCACTACAGATGAGTGGGAGTTTAACAAAAATCTTAGACTTAGTGGAAATATATTCTGTACTAATGTAGAACCATCTAATAATATACAACTCTTAGATAACAAAAAACTTTTAGTTGGTACTGCTAGTGATTTACAGATTTACCATGATAGTAATGTAGGTGCTAGTTTCATTCATGATAACGGCACAGGTGATCTAAATCTCTGCATGGAGTCAGGTAGTAAACTTGTTATTCAAAGTGGTACAAGTGGTAATCATCTTGCTGAATTTAATTACGAAGGTGCTGCAGAACTCTTCCACAATGGAACTCAGAAATTTGCAACTCATTCCAATGGTGTTATAACATCAGGAAGACTTTTTATCAATAGTACCAACGCTGGTTTTGATTACAATACTATTGCTGATACTTTTGAGATCCTTACAACCAATGGTAGCGTACATTCAGAATTTACTTCTGGTGCTTTTTATCCTGCTACAGGTAATTCAAAAGATCTCGGAATCAATATTAAACGTTGGAAAAATGTATATGTTTCTAATGCCATATATTTGAACGATAGAATTATCTGGGGTTCTTATCCATCAAATCAGGAACCAACTGGTGTGAATGAGGGAGATCAATATTATAACACCACAGATAGCAAAATGAAAATTTATGATGGAAGTAATTGGGTAGATTTTGGTGGTGGTAGTGGTGGTAGTAGTGTTACTACTCAAATTACAAAAGTATCTTCTCATGATATTTGGTGTGAAGGATCTGGAATGGGTACATCATGTAGTACGACAAATAGAACTGGTGTTTCTCACTCAAGTAGCACAACAGTTACTATGTCTTTCCAGTTTAACGGAGCAATTAGTAATATTACAGAATTTAAGATGGGTCTTGCGACTCCAAATGGTTTTACTATTGAATATGCATTCAACAGTGGTAGTTTCTCCAGCACTGGTCATAGCGGCAGCACTTGTACGGAAGTAGATCTAACTTCAGCCGCTTCATCTGCTGGTAATATTACAACCTTCAAACTTCGTGGTGGAAGCGGTAGTGGAAATACTCACATTTATATGAGTTACTGGAAGATTAATGGTGTTTATCTCTCTGGTAGTTTTGAAGATAATGGGGATCAACTGACATTTACGATACCACAATGAAACATATAAAAGTGAAGAACGAAGATCACCTGTATCGCGATTCTGATACAGGTGCGATCATAAATACTGACAGATCTTCTTTTGAAAAATATAAGAAGTCTAGGAGTAAGTTCCAGAATATGGAACAAGAATTAGACTTTGTGAAAAATGAGATCAGCGAAATCAAATCTTTACTGCACGAGTTGCTGAAGTCTAATGGTACTTAGAAACGTAGCGAAAACATTTAGTCTAGAAGAGCAAAGGCAAGAGATTAATCTCATTGCCCAAGACTTGCATGATCTTGCTACAAATTACGTATCGGTTGAAAGTGATCCGATATTCACCGCATCAGTTGCTGCTGGCATTTCTTCCACAGATGTTACAAACTGGAATACTGCATATAGTTGGGGAGACCACGCACAGGCAGGATACCTTACAACAGCATCATTAAGTGGAAATGTTGCAAATTGGGATGCAGCATATGGTTGGGGAGATCACTCCCAAGCAGGATATCTAACTAGTGAAACTGATCCTGTATTTGCTGCATCTGATGCTGCTGCAGTAACTGCTGCTAAAATTTCTAATTGGGATAATGCATACAGTTGGGGTGATCATAGTTTATCGGGATATGCAACACAGACCTTTGTCAACACTGCACTAACTAATCTAAACAATTGGGATACTGCATATGGTTGGGGTGATCATAGTGCTGCTGGATATATTACTAATATAAGTTCTTTTAGTATTGGTGATCTTTCTGATGTAGATGTCACCACATCAACTCCACAAAACCAAGAAACATTATTCTGGTCAGGAACTAATTGGGTTCCTGGTCCCATACCACAAACAGGAATTGAATACGCAGACCTTTCAGTAGTTGTTGCTTCAACTCCATTTGGAAATGGAAATCTTACATATAATGATAGTTTAGGGGAATTTACATTTACGCCACCAGTAACATTTTCTGGTTCGTATAATGATCTATCCAACACTCCAAATATTCCGAGTCAGTTAAATGATTTATCTGACGTAATTGTAGCGGGTACTATTAATAATAATGACGTTATTTCTTGGGATGGTGCTCACTGGACTCCCACACCATTATCAAGTCTTGGCGGAGGAATTGCTCTAACCAACCTATCGGTAACTGTAAACGCTCCTGGTAGTGCAAATCTTTCTTACAATAATACCACAGGTGTATTCAGTTATACACCACCAGATTTATCAGCATACCTAACTTCAGTTACCATCAATCTTTCTGAAATTAGTGATGTTAATATTTCAGGAACTCCTGCTAATAATGCAGTACTTAAGTATAGCACATCTACTAACCAATGGGAATTAGCAGTAGATGATAATGATGCTGGATTAGCACTAACTGATTTCTCTGTATCTAATAATTCTGCTAGTGGTGGCGGATCCCTTGCATATAATGATAGCAGCGGTGTATTTTCGTTTACTCCTCCAGTTTTACCAGATCAACTAAACAACTTCACCGATGTTAATATCTCAGGAACACCTGCTAATGGTGATATCTTAAAATATAATGCTAGCACAAGTCAGTGGGAATTAGGACAAGAATCTACTCCACAAAATAGTGCTGGTGAACCTGTTGGTACTATTGCTGCATGGGCAGGTGGTGTTGCTGACATTCCATCAGGTTGGTTATTGTGTGATGGTGGTCTAGTTAGTAGAACTACATATGCCGATTTATTTGCTGCGGTCGGAACTTTACATAGTGGAGGAGATGGATCAACATCATTTGGTCTTCCAGATTTAAGAAATAAATTTATTGTTGGTGCCCACAGTGATCAAGGCAGTGGTCAAGTATTTGATGTAGAGACAGGAGCAGTTACTGGTCACTATGCTCCTGGTGATGAAGGTGGCGAAGTTGCTCATAAATTGACCATTGCAGAAATGCCTGAACACTCACACACTGAGGTGGGTTGGTCATTCCAAACTACTGCAGCAAGTCCTGGTCCTGGTGGTGCTGGTACTACTTCCAATAACGCATCAGGTCTTTCAGGTGATGATAATTACCACGAAAATAGACCACCATATTTTGCACTTTGCTGGATTGTTAAAGCTCTTCCAGGTGCTGCTTCAGCCAACACTGGTGGTGGCGGTGGATCTGGTGGTGGTGGTGGAAGTATAGATTTAACTGCATTCACTGTCAACGTTGCTACTGCAGGAACTGCAAATCTTTCATATAACAATCTTACTGGAGTCTTTACATATACTCCACCCGATCTTTCTGGATACTCTACATTCTCAGGAAGTTATAATGATCTAACTGACAAACCAAATATCCCACAGTCACTTAATGATTTACTTGATGTTGTAATCAGTGGAACACCAGCAGATGGTGCTGTTATTAAGTACAATTCATCTAATAGTAGGTGGGAACTAGGATCTGATACTGGCGGAACTGCAAGTTCTGGTGGAGGAAGTCTTCCTCAAGGATCCATTATCATGTGGTCTGGAGATACATCATCTATTCCTACAGGATGGCAACTCTGCGATGGCACTAATGGCACTCCAGATTTAAGAAATCGTTTTATAATGGGTGCTGGTGATACGTACCCTGTAGGAAATACGGGTGGTAATGCAGATTCTGTTGTAGTTGAGCATAGTCATACTATCAATGACCACAACCATACTTTTAGTGGTAGTGGCAGTGACAACGTTGATATTTCAGTTAGTGGAACTACTGGAAATCAAAGTCAAAGTCACAACCATAGTTTTACCACCAGTTCATCTGGTGACCACAGACACGATGGAACTGTACCTACACCACTGTATGTCCCTAGTGGTGATACTGATAGAGGTGAGAACCATTCTATTTTTAGTGCCGACAATTCTCAAACTCAAGTAACTACTTACGCAGGTGACCATAACCACAGTGGAACTACTGGTGGACAAAGCGATAATCATAATCACAGTTTCAGTGGCAGTGGTAGTGATACGGTTAATATCTCAGTTAGCGGAACTACTGGCGTTCAATCTGATTCAGGAACTAGCACCGCAGGATCATCTGGAACTGGTACAAACATACCACCTTATTATGCACTATGCTTCATCTACTGTGTAACTCCTGGTGGTGGTACTACTACTGGAGCAACTGACCTTGACGATTTGACAGATGTAGTAATCACATCTCCTACTGCTGGTCAGGTTCTCAAGTATAACGGCACTAATTGGGTAAACGATACAGACGCTACTAGTAGCGGAGGTTCTGGTATTGCTCTAACAGATCTATCTGTTACTACAAATTCTGTTGGTACAGCAGCACTATCTTATAATAATACCACAGGTGTATTCAGTTACACACCACCAGATCTATCAGCATATTTAACTTCAGTTTCAATTAACATTGGTGATATTAACAACGTTGCTGCTACAACACCAAATGATGGTGATGTCCTTACTTGGAATGCATCGTTGTCAACTTGGCAACCTGCAGCAGCAAGTGGTGGTGCATCTGGATCTGGAACAACACATCAGTGGGCAGATGGTGTAGAAGCTTCTGGATGGTATTCAAGTGACCTTTCAGACTACATGTTCAATGGAAATCTATCCCTATTTGCAAAAGCAGAGACTGCGGGTACAGATTACCTAGGATGGGATAATAGTGCTAACGGTGCAAATCTCCCTGTACTTAATGGTCCTGTAGAGATTTTTATTAGATATGCAGATGTTGGAAATTACACTTATGAAGTAAATGGTGTAACTGTTACTCCAGATTTAACTGGAGTAGATACAAATGGTGATTGGATTACTCTTACTTCTGGAACTGCTGGTAGTTTTAGAGTTACAGCTCCATCAACTTCATCTAATATTCAAATTGCTGGTGTTAAATCAAACGGATTGTTACTAACTCCAACTGCATTGTATGGCGGCAGTTCTGGTGGTGGTTCTACCTTCAATTTAGATGCAAACTTAAATACCAGCACTGCATCTGCAGGTGAAATTCTCAGTTGGAATGGAACTGATTATGAATGGGTTGCTGATCAAACTGGATCTGGTGCTAGTGCATTTACTAGTCTCACAGATACTCCATCAACATTGACTGCAGATAAATGGATAAAAGTCAACTCTGCTGGTAATGGTATTGAATTTGTAGATGCTCCTTCTGGAGGATCTGGTGGTGGTTCTGGAGTAATTGTTCCTCCAGGAACTGTTATGAGTTGGGCGGGAGATCAAAATAGTATTCCGTCAGGTTATCAATTATGCGATGGATCTGCAGTATCAAGAACTGTATATTCAGATCTTTATCTTGCTATAGGAGATACTCATGGTGCTGGTGATGGAAGCACTACATTTAATTTACCAGATTTAAGAAATCGTTTTATTGTTGGTGAAGGATCTTCTTACGCTATTGCAGCAACTGGTGGTAGTGCTGATGCTACGCTCGTATCTCACTCTCACAATATCAATAATCACACTCATAGTTTCAGTGGTAGTGGTAGTGACACAGTTAATATCTCAGTTAGCGGAACTACAAGTAATCAAAGTGCAAACCACACTCATGTCTTTACCACAGACACTCAGGGAAATCACAACCACCAATGGGGTACTGATGACAATATGGGTGCTGGTGGTGGAACTAATAACCCAGATGCTAATGGTGGACAAGCTTGGAAAGGAACAACATCAACTAATGGCGCACACTCTCACAGTGGAACAACTTCTGGTGTAAGTAATGATCACAACCATACTTTTAGTGGTAGTGGTAGCGATAATGTTAGTATTAGTGTAAGCGGAACAACTGGTAACCCATCTAATACAGGAACAAATGCACAAGGTTCATCTGCATCTGGTGCAAATTTACCACCATATTATGCGCTTTGTTATATCATCAAAATGGATGCAGTTGCTGTTGGAGGAGGAGGTTCTTCTTATACCGACTCTGATGTCAACGCTCATCTCAATACATCGTCTGCTTCTCCAGGTCAAATCCTGAGTTGGGATGGTTCTGATTTTGTTTGGGTAGATGATCAAACTGGTGGAAGTGGTAGCAGCGGTGGTGGCAGTGGGTATGGACTTCTGCAATCGCAAAATGCATCAGGCAGTGAAATATCATTCTCTGGTATTCCTGCAGATGCGAAAGAAATTACAGTAATGTTTGGGAAGGTTGGAGTCACTGATACTTCACAGCATTTACTAGTACAGTTAGGAACATCTACTGGTTGGATTGCTGCTGGATACTATGCGTCTTCCGAAGCAGAAAATGGAACTTATGATGTTTCTAGTAGTTCTGGATTCCCAATTCATAATAGAAATAGTGTAACTAACAATGGGAATCGTTTTACTGGTTCTATGGTTATCAACCTGATGCCAACAGGTTCGTCTAATTCATACACGCAAATTGGACAATTCCATAGATGGTCTAGTCAGGCTGATGGTACGGATGTTGGTAGTTCATGTCAATCTTTTGGTGTTGTATCTGGTATTGACGATAGTTTAACAATAACCAGAGTACGAATTCTTGCCAACCATGCAGGTGGTAGTCAAACCTTCACAACTGGTATCCTTGGAGTTTCATATAAAGGCAGTGGTTCTAGTGGTTCTGGTACTGGTACTGGTATAACTGATGGTGATAAGGGTGATATTACAGTAACAAGTTCTGGTTCTACTTGGACTATTGATGACGGAGTTATCTCTACAGCAAAGATTGCCACAGGAGCAGTAAATTCTGGAAAACTAGCTACAAACTCTGTAACAACTGTAGCGATAGAAGCAGGAGCAGTAACGATTGCTAAAATCGGTGCTAGTGGAACTCCAGATGCAACAACATTCCTAAGAGGAGATGGAAACTGGGTAATTCCTCCATCAAGTGGTAGTGGTATTGCTTTGACTGATCTTTCAGTTACTGTCAATTCACCAGGAACTGCTAACTTTACGTATAGCAATTCTACAGGAGTCTTTACATATACTCCACCAGATCTTTCTGCATACTCCACATTCTCGGGAAGTTATAATGATCTAACTGACAAACCAACATTATTCTCTGGATCTTATGATGATCTAACAAATAAACCAGTACTATTCTCTGGAGATTATAATGATTTAACTAACAAACCAACAGTTCCATCAGGAATTGATGATCTAAATGATGTAACTATAAGTGCTGTTAGCAATGGTTCTCCTGCAGACGGAGATGTATTGACATGGAGCACATCTTCTGGACAATGGGTAAATCAACAACCTAGTGGAGGTGGTGGTGGAACTACTACTGCCCCTGCAGACGACAGTCCTGTTGGAGTAATCTCTATGTGGGCTGGTTCTACGAGTAGTATACCAGATGGATGGCAATTGTGTGATGGTAGTTCCGCAGCAACATCTGAATTGCAGTCTGTTGTAGGATCCACTGTTCCTGATCTCAGAGATAAATTCATTGTCGGTGCTGGGAATACTTATTCAGTTGGAAACACAGGTGGAAGTGCAAATGCAGTTGTGGTTCAACATAGTCACACTGGAGAGACTCATACCCATGGAATAAACACATCTTTTAATATTAATGCTAGTGGCACTACTAGTATTGAAGATGTTCCTCACACGCACCCTATTGCAGGAACTGTAGGAACTGGTTCTGGATTGAATGCTGGTGCAGATTACACTGGCAATTATTCACCACGAAGCACAAATGCTGCGACTGATACAAATCATAGTCACACATTTAGTATTAATACTACAGCAAGTCTTTCTGGAAGCACTGACAATAGTGGAGGAGGAAATACTGGTACAGAAGGTGTAAATGCAGAAGGCAAAAACTTGCCACCATATTACTCACTATGTTACATCATCAAGAATGATGCGTCTCTGTATCTGAAGTCTCCTAATGGAACATCATTTAGATTAAGTGTTGATAACTCAGGAAATGTTAGTGCTACTTCAGTGTGACGATAAATAATCAAAAGACTGTTCTATTAACGGAATATCAATGGTACTCAGGAATGTAGCGAAAACTTTTAGTTTAGAACAGCAACGTGTAGAAATCAATTTAATTGCTGCTGATCTTTATAGTTTATCTCAAGTATCGGAAACTGACCCGATATTTGGGGCAGCTCCTGCTGCTTCCATTACGGCACAGCAAATTACTAACTGGGATTTAGCGTATACTTGGGGAGACCATGGTGCCGTAGGATACCTAACGTCTTTCACAGAAACTGATCCTATATTCATTGCTTCTCCTGCTGCAAATATTACACAACAGCATATTACTAATTGGGATAGTGCATATAGTTGGGGTAATCATGCAAATGCTGGATACTTAACTAGCAATGCAATTGTTGTTGCGGATATTGCTCCAGCATCTCCTGCGTCAGGAGATCTTTGGTGGAACAGCAATTCAGGTGTATTGAAGATATACTACCAAGATGTAGATACATCTCAATGGGTTGACGCATCACCAACCGCATCTTCTGTACAGGGTGCAAAGGTAATTACTTCAGATTTACCACCAATGAATCCCATACAGGGAGATTTGTGGTGGAATTCTTCTGAGGGTTCTTTAAAAGTATACTTCAGCGATGGAGATTCCAATCAGTGGGTTGATGCATCTCCTGGTGGTGTTATTACTGGAGGAGGTGCCTCAGTAACAACTTCGGATGCTCCTCCATCTAATGCAGCAGATGGAGATCTTTGGTGGCAGTCTGATGTTGGTGTATTAAAAATATATTATGATGATGGTAACACACAACAATGGGTTGATGCATCCCCAGGTGGAACTGGTTCTGCACCACCATCAATTTTACATGCTGATGTAGCATCATTTCCTGCAGTAGGAGCATCGGAAAGTCTCTTTGCATATGCAGATGATACTGGATCCATGTACTATTCCAACGGTGTCAGTTGGACTAGTCAGAGATTAGTAACAACTAATAGCGTAACTTCATCTGATTTTGCAACTCTACTGACTAATAGTCAATTAACATATACAATTAATGCTCTAGATCATACTGGTGGCACTACTGAAGAGAACAATAACAGAAAAGTAATAAGACTTGAAGATTCTAGTGGCACTACGGATCAGTTAGTTCTCGTAGCAGGAAATGGACTATCAATTAGTAAAAATGGAGATGAGATTGAATTAGTTAATGATGTAGCAAATTCTACTTACTCTATTTCTGCAGAAAATGCTACTGGTGCCGCAGATACATTATTCGTATTAACTGATAATGCTGGTGCTACTGACGGTATTAAATTTGCTGGTGCAGATGGATTAACAGTAGAAAGAACTGACGAAAATACAATTACATTTAGAGCACCTTCTGGTGCTAGTGGTGGAACATATACAGCAGAAGACGCTCAAGATGCTGCATCCCAGTTATTCATTAATGGATCTCATACTGGAATTTCTTTCACATATAATGACGCCAACAACACTATTGATGCAACCGTAACAGGCGGTGGTGGAGGTGGAGGGACCACATACGATTTACTTGGTTCAAACACCACTAGCAACAATGCAATTCTAACATTGCGTGATGCTAATAACAATGATGATAGTATTGAATTTGCAGGGAGTAACGGAACTGATATTTCCTGGGATAATGCTAACAATAGAATTACAATTAACAGCACTGCACCTGTACAACCTGACTGGGATGCCACATCAGGTCTTGGTGAAATTCTAAACAAACCAACAATCCCTTCAGCATATACATTACCTGCTGCTACAACATCAACTTTAGGTGGTGTCATTCCTGATGGTACTACTATCACAGTAGACGCCAACGGTAATATTGCTGCAGCTGCGGGTGGGTATGTTTTACCTACAGCAAGTGCTACTGTTCTAGGTGGTATTAAAATTGGTAGTGGATTGTCTATTGACGGCAACGGTGTAGTCAATGCTACAGGTGGATCAACAGTACCACAGATTCAAGATCTTACTGGAACTACAGGTTCGGTTGCTGACAATAATACTACAGAACTAAATATTACAGGTTACAAAGCCTACGCATTGTTTAAAATAACAGTTGATACTGAAGCATGGGTAAGAGTATATGTTGATGATGCATCTAGAGATGCAGATTTAACACGTAGTGAAGGTCAAGATCCTACCCCAGGCAGCGGTGTTATTGCTGAAGTAAGAACCAGCGGAGCAGAATCTATTCTAACCTCTCCTGGTATTATGGGATTTAACAATGACAATCCTAGAACAGATAACATTTATCTTTCCGTCACTAATAGAAGTGGCAATCCTACCCCAATTACAGTCACTCTAACGGCACTACAAATCGGAGAATAATTAACATGGCAGTTGCAACATCAATCATTGACGTAAATAACGGTAATGCAGGTTGGACCAAAGCAAACGTCATGGATGCTTTAGAAACAGCATTTACTCAGTTAGGATTTAATGCAGGTACAGAAGTAACAGGTGTTCCTCAGGCATGTATTTCTCCAACAGGGACTCATGCTGTAGTCGGATCTGTTGACGGTGATTGGGATCAGGCAAGTAATGGAGATGCTGCACCAGATATTGGTGATTGGGGTGGAAGTCAAACTCAGTATTTCACCGTTGAAGAAGTGGGATCTGAGTATAGAGTTCTAAAACAAGTACAAAGAAGTAATTACGCACCATATTACAACGCCTTGCTAGATGTTACAACTAATGAAGTTAAAGCAACAAGGCACGGTTTTAGCACTGGAGATTCTGTTAGATATCTTCCAGGAGAAACTGATGCTGCCTATGGAATTGGGGATCTAGCACCAGACACGCTAGTTTATGTAATTGTCACTGGAAGAGATTCATTTAAAGTTGCAACATCTGCAGCAAATGCAGCAACTGGTACTGAAATTACTCTTGATTCCTATGCATCAGTTAAAGTATTTTCTGTAGTTTGGCAGCAAGAAGCAGTTACAGCAACTGATTATATCAATCCAACACTTAAAATTTATCAAGGAGATACCATTGAGTTAGTTAGCGATGCTGGTAACTCAACTAATATAACAATTTGTGCAGATACTGCGACATTTAATACAAATCAAAGAGTTGTTATTGGAGATCCTGATTTTGGTTCATATCCTTATGAGACATATTCCAATAGATCAAATCCTACTAACATTAGTTGTGTTCCAGGAGCTATATTAACGTGGGCTACTCAAACATGGCCACAGACAGAAACTGAACGAACTATTCCATTAGAACTTGTAAATCCTTCATATCAAGATATTCCAGGAGAAGCAGGAAATGGTATATGTAATTACATTTATTGTAGTGAAACTACGTCAACTGCTATAGGTGCTATTGAACTTCTCCCTAGTCACATAAGTTATACTGGTGAGCGTTATCCATATTGGAAATATACAGTTCCTGCATCTGGTTCTAGATCGGAATTAAAACTAAGAGTTTGGAGATATGGATATAATAATGGAAAGGTTGGTAATGTAACTATTCATTCTATTGGATCGGGATGGTCTGATAACGAAGTATTTACTATCCCTGGCGAATTAGTTGGTGGAACGGCAACTACTGGAGATATTCGTTTTGGTGTACGTTCTCCAGAAACTTCTTCTGGTGGAAATGATGGTACAGCAACTTTAACAACGACTACATTTGGTGGTGGTTCTAGTATGCACCAAAAACATAAAGATGGTAATTTTGGTATTCTAAAAGTATTGAATGATGCTACTAAAAAATATAGTCATACATACTACTCTTTCTTATTAAGAGAGTATAACACTAGTGCTTGGAGGATGTATGTCAAGTGTGGCAATGGATGGGATTGGTTAAATTACCCAGGAACTAGTTCGGATCAGAGTCATGGATCTGAGTTTGGTAGGT